CTATGAAATTAAAAGTAAGTGAAATGTTCTATAGCCTACAAGGTGAAGGTCGCTATGTAGGCGTGCCTAGCGTATTTTTACGTACCTTTGGTTGTAACTTCAAATGTGAAGGATTTGGCATGCCGCGTGGTGAAGCCAGCCAAGAGCGTAACATGGTAGATGCTACCAAATACGAAAAGTTTGAAGACTTACCGCTTGTACACACAGGCTGTGATAGCTATGCCAGCTGGGATCCAAAGTTCAAAGACCTAAGTCCTACAAAAGACGTCGACTCTATTGTTACCGAGATGCTGGCAATGACTCCAAATGGTCGTTGGCAACAATACAATGGCAACCCAGTACACTTGGTTATCACAGGCGGTGAGCCATTGCTGGGTTGGCAAAAGGTTTATCCTGAATTGTTGGAACATCCAGCAATGATTGGGTTAGACAACATCACATTTGAAACAAATGGTACTCAAGCATTAACAGATGAGTTCCAGGATTACATTGAACAATGGCACACTACCTGGCGCGGCACCACAGAAGAAGACCATCAGGAGTATATTGGTCGCTTCCGTGAAATGCAGTTTTCCGTTAGCCCCAAGCTAAGTGCATCAGGAGAGAAGTGGAGCGAAGCGATTCGTCCAGAGATCATTGCTGAATATCAACGTGTGGGTATTGCATACTTGAAATTTGTTGTTGAGAAGCCAGAAGACTTTTTTGAAATTAACCAAGCAGTGGGCGAATATCGTATGGCAGGATTCCTGGGTCAGGTGTATGTTATGCCAGTTGGTGGTACCACACAAGGCTACGATGCAAACAAATTAGCAATCGCTAACGAATGCTTGCGACAAGGCTATGCCTACAGTCCACGTCTACATGTAGACTTGTGGGGCAATGGTTGGGGCAAGTGATGGTGACCAAAAAGGTTCCAGCCAAAAAGGTAGTTGCTAAAAAAGTTGTAGCTAAAAAAGCACCTGCTAAAAAGCCCGTTGAGCCAAAACTCAAAGTTAAAGCCACTGGCCCAAAAGAAGCCGCTACCAAACGCGGTGAGCCTTATGTGTCCATTATCAGCATTGAATTGGACAAAGATGATGTTGGCAATGGCGCATTTGAACTAGATTGGAATGACCAGTTCTTGGCCAAGTTGGTCAAGGCCGGTTACGAAGGTAAAACGGATGCAGACATTGTGGACCGTTGGTTCCAAACCATTTGCCGTAATGTTCTGCAGGAAAACTTTGAACAATGGGCGGCCAATCAAACTGATCCAAGAGTCATTAGCCGTAAAGATCTAGGCGACGGTAGAACCGAAGTATCTTAAAACGGGCTAATCCTGTTTGACACAGGGATAAATATATGCTATTATATCTCTATGAACTATCTGATTGTCGACACTGCTAATACATTTTTTCGGGCTCGCCATGCCGCGCACCGAGCAAGCTCACTAGAGGAAAAAGTAGGCTTTGCTATCCACGTGACACTGGCTAGTATCTACAAAGCCTGGCGCGATCAAAAGGCAGATCATGTTGTGATCTGTTTAGAAGGTCGTAGCTGGCGCAAGGACTTTTACAAACCCTACAAGGCCAATCGTGCTGTGGCACGTGCGGCACTGACAGAATCTCAACAAGAAGAAGATACAGCATTTTGGGAAGCATTTGACGACCTTAAAACATTCTTTGTAGAGAAAAGTAACTGTACAGTCCTGCGTCACGAGAACCTAGAAGCAGATGATCTAGTGGCAGGTTGGATACAGAGTCACCCTTACGATCACCACACCATTGTAAGCTCAGACACAGACTTCTATCAGTTGCTGGCAGAAAACGTTAATCAATACAATGGTATCAGTGACGAACTGCACACACTAAAAGGTATCCTGGACAAGCGAGGCAAGCTGGTGATCGACAAGAAGACCAAGGAACCCAAAGTGATACCTGATCCCAAATGGATCTTGTTTGAGAAGTGCATGCGAGGCGATCCCACCGACAATGTGTTCAGTGCATATCCAGGTGTGCGTACCAAAGGCTCTAGCAAAAAAGTTGGACTAGAGGAAGCATTTGCTGACAAAGACAAAAAAGGCTATTCTTGGAACAACATGATGTTGCAACGTTGGTCAGACCACAACGGTCTAGAACATCGTGTGCTGGATGACTATGAACGCAACGTAATACTAGTGGATCTTACAGCACAGCCCGACAATGTCAAAGGATTTATTGCTGGGACTATTGCCGCAGGCAGTGTGCCAAAAGACATTCCGCAAGTTGGTGTAAAGTTCATGAAGTTCTGCGGGAAACATCAATTGGTCAAGATTGGCGAGCAAGCACAGAACTATGCGGAGTTTTTAACTGCGCCTTACCCTGAGGCAGAACAAATTGTTGGAATACTAAGAAATGAGTAAAATGAAGAATCCTAAATTTTATCAAATTGCACTAGAGGTAGGTGGATCACACTATCCAGATGTAGGCGGCCAACTGCTTGAACAAGCACTGGCTATGGTAGTCAAGCAATGTGCAGAAATTGCACAGCGTGAAGACCACGATCCTAGTGAATGTATTTTATCACACTTTGGAATCAAATGACCTATACTGTACACAAGAGTCTGATACGCACTATACAAGCAGGCGAACCCGACTTCACCATTGTTGATGGTATGGCTGTGTATCCTCGCGCTGAGATTGTGGTCATGCCAGGTGCTCCGACCAATGTTGCCACAACACTGGACTGGGCAATCGCGCAGGGCTACATCAGATGTGCGGCCAATGTCAAAGACTATGAACTAATGATGGATAGATTATCAGCATGAAAAAGATTGCGTTTGTTACCAACTCTGCAACTCACTGCGGTATACATCAGTATGGTCGCGCGGTGCATCGTGTGCTGTCTGCGTCAGACAAATTTGAATACAAATTTACACCCACAATCCATGAGTTTCACGAGCGTGACAAAATAGATAAAAGAATCTGGACCAGATGGTTGGTGAACATGGATTGTGATGCTATCTTGTACAATCATTGCCATAACACAATGGATTGGCTTGATGAGGAAGTTGTTGCTCACGTGACTCGCAGTGGTAAACCGCAGTTCCTGATAACAGGACACGATATTTTCAGCACCATTCCTGGCATAACACATCACTTTGTTACAAATCCAATGTTTGAGAACACCGGCACACATTCTGCATTACTTAGACCATTGTTGTTGGATCATGACCTGCAATACCAACCTCCCGGCGAAACTGTCAAGGTTGGTACATTTGGTCTAGCATACACTTCAAAGAATTTGCCACTGTTGGTAAAATATGTCAATGAAAGTTTTCCACCTTCACAAAAAGTTGAACTAAACATACATGCCACAGTAGGCAAATATGTGCTAGGCAGCAGACAGCATGTTGACCGTGCTATTGCCACATGCCGTGCTTTTGCCGCTGCCAATGTAACTGTTAACTTTACCACAGAATTCATTGAATCGTTAGATGACGTTATGACCATGTTGCACAACAATGACATCAATGTGTTCATGTATAGTGATGAACCTGGTCGATATGCTGTAAGTAGCGCATTCGATCTAGCACTCAGCGCACGTAAACCTGTTGCTATTAGCGATTCCAGTATGTTTGCTCATGCTCGCCATGTCAAAGATATTGTAATTGACACTATGGAATTGCAGTACAGTACAGGTAAGCAGATCAATTGGATACCAGACATACTGAATTTAGGAATGGTGCCTGTGCAGGAATTTTACGAACGTTGGGCACCTAGTAAATTTATTGACAACATTGAACAGAAGATCAACCTATGACCAAACTAGCATCCAGCCCAAACCGTCATACCTTCCAAAAAGAAGGTTATATCCGACGAACTCTCGAAGAGGGCAAGAGCCTGGATGATCCAGAAGTACAACGCATGATCAAGTTTTACGACGACTGGAAAACTCGTGCTAGTGAAATTGAAGCGGATCCAGAATGGCAACAACAGAATCTAGAATGGGACTTGCGTACCACTCCATGGGTGATTGAAAAGTGCCGTAGCGATACTTATGCACAGAATCTATATGCTTCATTGTGTAACATGCGTTGGCAAAAGCGTGAAGTAATTCCTATCCTCAAGGACGATCATTGGTCATGTTCTTGGCGTTCAGCAGGTGGAATCGTTGCGGATCTGCAAGGCAAGGGCGATTATATTGACTGGTACTGCTCTGGTATAGGAAACCACATGAGTGACGACGATCTAGATGACGGCAGTGCAACTCTTGAAGCAAAAAGTTTTGTACCAGAGGGCACAGTAACAGAAGAGATTGAAAACGATATGTATGTGTTAGGTTGGGTGCCAAGTAAATGGCCGGAGGACAAAGATGACTAAGAAAACAAAAGCACAAGGATTTACTATTCCTTGGGAAACAGCGGATCAAATCACACTTGCTAGTCTCAAGGATCATCGAGATGTTTTGAAAAACGAACTCAAACAGTGGCGGAAGAATCCCAAGACTGATGCCAATCCCAACGGTT